CGCAGTGGGAAAAAGGTTAGACTCACCCCTAGCCAAGTCGCGATAGCGAAAAAATTGGGTGTGCCGCTTGAAGAATATGCGAAATACGTGAAGGAGTAGGCATATGAATAAAATAGACGAAAATAAAACTCCACGCGCTGCTCAATCCCGCGAGAAAACGACTCGTAGGAAACCATGGGCACCCCCGTCATCCCTAGACGCACCTCCTGCACCCGATGGGTACAAATACAGGTGGATACGCGCTGAAACTTTAGGGCAATCAGATAATAAAAATTTGAATGCTCGATTAAGAGAAGGCTTCGAACTCGTAAGAGCAGATGCCGATAGTCAGTATCCGACAATACAGGAAGGGAAATACCAAGGTGTTATAGGCGTTGGTGGTTTATTACTGGCGAAGATTCCGGTAGAAATCGTTAAGGAGCGAGAAGCTTACTTTAAACAGCAAGTGCTGGATAAAGAAGAAGCGGTCGCAAATGATTTACTAAAGGAGCAACATCCCAGTATGCCAGTCTCTAAACCAGACAGGCAATCTCGTGTAACCTTCGGTGGTAACAAGAAGAACTAATTTTTTAGCTCTTTGTCCATCGAATTAAAATTTTAACCCTTTAAAAAAGGACATAACGATGGCAAATAAAGACGCAGCTTTCGGGTTCAGACCCGTTAGGCATCTTACAGGCGGTCTAATTAGAACAAACGAGTACGCGATAGCTAACAACTATGGTACTGCGATCTATCATGGTCAAGCAGTAAAAGCTGTTGCAGCAGGTGGCATTGAGTCATGCGCTGCTGGCGAAGTAGTTTTAGGTATTTTCGGTGGATGTTTCTATACAGACCCGACTACAAGTAAGCCAACTTTTAGTAACTATTATCCGGGCAGCATTGCTGCTGCTGATATAGTGGCTTACATATACGACGATCCAAGAATCGTCTTCGAAGTCCAACATGATGGTACTGGCACAGCAGCTATGAACTTTAGTGGATTTGATTTAGTAGGAACTGGTGGAAGCACCAAGTCTGGTAGATCTTCACAAGAGTTAGACACTTCTACCAGCACAACTTCTGGACAATTCAAACAAGTTGGTATCTCCAAGGATCCAGACAACAGCGATACTAGTTCTGCAAACGTTAACGCGTACGTAGTACCTAACGTTGGTGAGCATACTTGGTTACTAACTACTGCGATATAATAGGAGGGTTTAATGCCAATTTCTAGATCACAACTGGTAAAAGAGCTTGAACCGGGCCTAAACGCTTTGTTCGGTTTGGAATATGCCAGATACGAAAACCAGCACGAAGAGATTTTCGATACAGAAACTTCTGATCGTGCTTTTGAAGAAGAAGTAATGCTATCCGGTTTCGGTACAGCGCAAGTAAAACCAGAAGGCACTGGCGTAAATTACGACAATGCTACTGAGTCTTTCACTGCGAGATACACTCACGAAACTATAGCTCTTGCTTTTGCGATTACTGAAGAAGCAGTAGAGGACAACCTTTACGACACAATCAGTTCTCGTTACACAAAAGCATTAGCTCGTTCAATGGCAAACGCTAAACAAGTGAAAGCAGCTAACGTATTAAACAATGCGTTTGATTCATCTTTCACTGGTGGAGACGGTGTAGAACTATGTTCTGACGCGCATCCAACAACTGGCGGAAACATCAAAAACGAGTTATCAACTGCTGCTGACCTAAATGAAACATCTTTAGAGCAAGCACTGATTGACATTGCTGGATTAACTGACGATAGAGGATTAAAAATCGCTCTTAACGGCAGAAAATTAATTATTCCAGTAAACCTTCAGTTCACTGCTGAAAGATTGATGAAATCTGGTCAAAGAGTTGGTACTTCTGATAACGATATCAACGCTGTAGGTAGCATGGGAATGATTCCAGAAGGTTATGTAGTTAATAACTTCTTAACTGACACTGACGCATTCTTTATCAAAACTGATGCACCTAACGGATTAAAACACTTCCAAAGAGCGCCAATTACCACTAAGATGGAAGGCGATTTTGAAACTGGAAACGTTAGATACAAATCTAGAGAGAGATACTCATTCGGGTTCTCTGACTTCAGAGGTATCTTCGGTTCTCCGGGAGCATAATTACTCTTAACTTGTGGGGGCTACATGCCCCCACATGACAACTAGGTTAACTAGTTATACTGACTGCCCTAGCAGACGCTCGTAGAGACGGTATAACTTTACTTACGAGGTAAAAATGGCTAATTCAACTTTTTCGGGTCCTATTAGATCTGAAAGCACACTTAAAACTGTTAGTAAAAACGCTACTACTGGTGCTATTACTGAAGTAACAACTCTTGGAGATGGACCAGTAAGTCTTTCTGATGGAGATGTAACTCTTACAAACGCAACGCACAGTGGAAGAGTTTTACTTGTTCCAGATGGAACTCAAGATAACACATACACACTACCAGCACCAATAGCTGGATCTGTATTTAGATTTGTTTATGCAGGTGGAGCGGCTGATGCTACTGATGCAATCATCGTTACTCCGGGCAACACAAACTTTTACGTTGGTGGAGTTTCTTTTCATGATTCTGACAATGCAATCAGTTCAGTTTTCTCTGATGGTAACTCTAATAGTAGTATTCAGATAAATGTACCACAAGCATTTGACATAACTATTATTGGTAAAGACTCAACAAACTATCAAATTTTTGGTAGTGTAACATCAACAACTGCACCAGCATTTGCTGATCAGTAAAACAATATCGTGGGGCTTCGGCCCCACACTGTTAATTAGGAGATAATATGAGTGACGTAAAAGCGAGTGTTGCATTAACATCTGATGGTAGATTACAAGGGTTTATTGGTGGCAGTGCTACTAATCTTGGTCCACTAAGAATTCATTCAATACAATGTCAATCAAGTGCAGCAGATGGTGAAGTAAAAATTTACGACAATACTGCGGCATCTGGCGATATTAAAATTCATTTAAAATGGGGTACAGCAGCTAATGAACCTCTAGTAATGAGTTTTGAGGGAAATGGCGTTAGATTTGAAACAGCAGCTTTTGTTGATGTGACTAACTGTGATTTTGTTGTAGCATACTATAATTAAAAATGATACGAAGGTCTTCGATGCCGCAACAGATATCTAAACCCGGTCAAAAAAAGAAGTTTCTTAAAAAAAAGAAAAAGAAAAAACAAAAGGTGAAGAATGGCAACGTCAGGTACTAACACTTTTGATTTAGATGTTGATCAGATTATTGAAGAAGCATTTGAAAGATGTGGAATTAATTCTAGATCTGGTTACGATTTAAAAAGCGCAAGACGTTCTTTAAATATCATGTTAGCTGAATGGGCTAACAGAGGTATTAATCTTTGGACCGTTGAACTTAGAACTAAAACATTAACAGGAAGCACAACAAGTTATACGCTTGATAGTGATCTTATTGATATTTTAGAAGCTGTTATATTTTTATCTAGTGATACAACAACTGATATTGAGGTTGATAGAATTAGTAGAGCAGAATATTTGAACATATCAAAGAAGTCTCAAACAGGAACACCTGTGCAATACTTTTTGGAAAGAGGAGCTTCAACTCCTACGTTGTATTTGTATCCTACACCAGATGGTGCACACACTTTCAAATACTACGGTTTGACAAAAATACAGGATGCTGGTGACTATAATGATCAAATAGAAGTTCCTACAAGATTTATACCATGCTTAACTTCTGGTTTAGCTTACTATGTGTCAGTTAAAAAAGCACCAGAGAGAACACCTTTACTAAAACAATTATACGAAGAAGAATGGCAACGTGCTTCTGAAGAAGATAGACCACGTTCCAGTTTCTTTGCTACACCAGAGCGAGGATATATTTAATGGCACATGCATCTGGTAAATACTCAAATGCAATATCTGATCGCAGTGGTATGGAGTTTCCTTACAAAGAAATGGTCAAAGAGTGGAATGGCTCCTTGGTCCATAAATCTGAGTTTGAGTCTAAACATCCACAGCTTGAAAGACAACGTCATGCGGCTGATGCACAAAGTATAAAAAACGCTAGACCAGACAGACTAGAACCAATGACAGTATTTGTAGGCGGCGCTGGTTTTTTTGAGTATAATAACTCCATGGAAAAGAGCACAAAAAATCCACCTTTTGTTGGATTGAGTGTAGGTAATGTAACAGTGAGCACATCATAATGGCAACAACTTATTCAGAACTAGTTACACAAATAAGAAACTATACAGAGGTAGACAGCAACGTTCTATCCGACACCATAGTCAATGATTTTATTGAACATGCAGAAAATAGAATATTTAGAGATGTTGATTTAGATGTTTTTAAATCTCATCAATCTGCTAATTTAACAGCAAGTAATGCTTTCTTATCTTTGCCGGGTGGATCGTCTCCAGATCCAACATCTCTTGGGACAGTGAGACATATGCAGATTTTTGCACCCTCTGGAACATCAAGGACATTTTTAGAACAACGCGATATTAGTTATATGAACGAATATTGGCCAGATAGAACTTCTACAGGCACCCCTAGGTACTGGGCATGGTGGGATCATAACACAATTTATGTTGCACCGACACCAGATGTAGCGTATAACGTAGAATTATCAATTACTAGATTACCAACAAGACTGTCTAGTACTAATACAACCTCTTGGTTGGGTAATAATTCTCCGGCATTATTACTTTATGGATGTCTTGCAGAAGCCTTCAAATTTTTGAAGGGACCAGCGGAAATGCTGCAATTATATGAACAATCATATCAACGTGCTCTTCAAGAGTTAGTTATAGAACAACAAGGAAGACACCGAAGAGATGAATACATGCACGGGGCGTTACGTACTCCTCTGCAATCACAAAACCCATAGGAGGATAAAACATGGCTATAACTCAAGCTGTATGTACAAGCTTCAAGCAAGAATTACTAGTTGGTACGCATAACTTTACAGCGACAACTGGTGATACTTTTAAAATTGCATTGTACACAAGTTCTGCTTCTTTGGATGCAAC